GGCACATAATAGCTGTTATGCAGATGATGAGCGTAACGCACGGTACAGAGATTATGAGATGGACATGGACGCACGAGATTTTGCGAGAAACCTTATGGTCACACTAGCAAAAGATGAAATGCCAATAAGCGACACGGAGTTTGACGAGGAAATATTAGACGACTTGGCAATAGACCCATTTTCGGATGTTCGTGGTCTAATTGCACTATTCTATCGTAATTTGTGGGCTATGGCTAATTTAAGAGAAACACTGAAAAATTATGAGGACTTAGGGTATACACCCGAAGAACTGAAAGTATGCTTCGTAGACATTCCCGAGGCACTGTACGCTATTGACAACAACAGAAAAGAGGACGAGAAAGTATACCCGATATATCCTGTTGATGGTCAACAGATAGAATATGACAAGAGCGGTATTTACTGGAATTGTAAAGATGACTACGGCGATTACGTAACTTTACCATTAAGTGGATTACATTATGATTATTTTGTTGACAGAGATGAAGCCGAATCAAGTCTGAAAGAATTGAGAGGTGGAAAAGATGGAGAAAGAAGTTGACGGAGTAATAGTTGAGGCAAAAAGTATTTTAACTGCTCTAAAAATTATCAAGACAGTGTGCAAGGACAATGAATGTCAGACTTGTCCCTTTGGGAAGATTGATAATACAACTGGGAAAACACTTTGCATGATTAAATGCACAACACCCGATGTATGGATTATTAATGACGAGACTGATGTATGGAGGGCATTACGATGAACAATGCAAAAGAAGAAAGAGTAACCGACTTGTCTATTATCATGGAAATGATAGATAGTAAACCTTATTATAGCTTACAGTACAGAAATGTTGGTGAGATTGGCTGCCACATTGGGTACAGCTCGTACAATTTAAAAACTGTACTGGAGTTCATTGATGAATATTTTGAGATAGTAGAAAGTGACAAACAGACAAATTCCGACAGGATAAGAAAAATGTCGGATAAAGAGTTAGTTGAGCTTATTACAGGACTTAGCAAAGAATGTCTTGCTGGTATTGGGGAATGCGATTGTAGCGCACATAAAACTTGCACAAATTGTAATGTGGAAGTTAGGAAATGGCTTCAATCAGAAGCGGAACAGTCTAGAAGAAAAGAGGATGAATAATGAGTGAAGAATTAAGACCATGCCCGTTCTGTGGTGGGAAAGCAAAAGTAAAAGCAGTAAAGAAAGATTATGTGGGGTTTACAGTATGGTGTGCATGTAACTGTGGTGCAAGGACAGGTGGGTTTTGTCCAGATATGAGCAAAGAGGATGACATGATAGAAAATATCGAGGAGTCTAAGAAAAGAGCTATTAAAGCATGGAACAGGAGGGCGAACAATGGGGCTGATTGATGCAGATAAGATTTTAGATAAATTGAGCGGAATGATTAAAATTATGGATGATTATGATGCTGTGAAAAAAGCGATTAATGATATGCCGACCACCTACGATGTGGATAAGGTTGTAGCACAGTTAGAAAGAGATAAATTCATTGAGAGCGAGACCACACTATCAGATGTACATCAGGGATATAATGCTGGACTAAGCAGAGCAATAGAGATTGTGAAAGACGGTGGAGTGAATGGCTAAGTGGAATGCAAGCGTGGGTTTGCAACTTTCAATTGATTATGATGACATCGAAGCTGATACACAGGAAGAAGCAGAACAGATTGCAAAAGACAGAGCATTGGAAGATATCGACTGGAACAACTGTGAATGTGATACTGACAATCCGATTGTGTATTGTTGCTACAAGGAGGGAACAGAAGATGAGTAGAGTGTTACCAATTTTATTCAACATGGAAATGGTTCGGGCAATTCTGGATGGGGGAAAGAGTTGTACGAGAAGAATAATTAAACCACAACCGCAAGGATATTTTGAAGTAAGCGAAGAACCGCTGTATATATATGATACAGACGGAAAACAAGGCAAAATTACACCACCATATCAGCCGGGCGATATCCTCTATGTCAGAGAAACGTTTGCTTGGCAGCCGTGCTGGGATTGCGGAATGGATGCTGAGCAGGGAGGGTGCGAAAATGAAGCAGAACGGAGATTACATGACAAGAAAAAGGAACATGGATGCTACATGTACCGTGCGTCATGTGAGGATAATGAATATCCATCAGCCGACACATGGCATCCATCGATTCATATGAAAAAAGACATTGCGCGTATCTGGCTGAAGGTTACAGATGTGAGAGTGGAGCGGTTGCAGGAGATGAAGCCGGTTGATGTGATAAAAGAGGGAGCTTATCCTGATTGTTGGGATTGTCTTAATACATACGAAGAAAGCGGTTCGCAGTGCTGTTATGGGACAGAAGAACAGTGCAGTCAATGTGATGGAGTGATGATGGAATGGGAAAAACTTTGGAACTCCACCATCAAGAAAACCGACCTTGACCGCTACAGCTGGGATGCGAATCCGTGGGTGTGGGTTATTAAATTTGAACGATGTGAAAAACCGGAAGGAGAAAATTAGATGAACGATAGATATTTATTCAAAGCAAAAAGAGTTGACGATGGAGGTGCGGTTAAATATGCAAAGGAGCACAGAGGATTTTGAGAGCAAAGAAGATATGCATAGTATGCGGAAAAGAGTTTGAGCCCCGGGTGAATAATCAGAAGTGTTGTTCGCCTGAGGGTTCAGACGTTCAGAAAGTTAAAAGAGCCAAGGCTTCATATGAAAAGCACAAGCACCAGACAAAGAAGAAAGAAAAGCCCAAGGCAAAAAAAGAAGACCTTGCAAAAGCCAACGAGGTAGCCCGGAACAGTGGCATGAGCTATGGGCAGTACATGGCAGAGAAGTACAGAGCTGAACGGCTCGAGACGATAGGAGAGAGGAAAGTGAAGAAAAAAGAAAGCGTGTTTGCAGGCAGACTTGAGCTTGCACTGAAAGAAAAGGACATCACTCAAAAAGAGCTTGCCATAAAGATTGATGTAACACCACAGACGGTTAATGATTATGTGGTTGGCAGAAGAGAGCCGAACACAAAAACTAAATTAGCAATAGCTCAGGGGTTGGGAGTCGGTATAGGCTATCTGCTAGGCAGAGACAGTGTAGGAGTGGATGAACTCTTACTAATGATTGATGACAAGGAGAACAGCTTGAGCACACCAATAGAAAGACGACTGATCTATCACACAGCCAAGGTAGTGCTGCAGGAGCTGATCCTGACTTACAAGGAGGCACAATGACCAAAGAAAGACTATCTCAACTCTACTACATCACCAAGGAACTGAGGATGTGGGAGGACGAATTAGAAGGACTGAGCACCCGGGCAAGACACCCGATTGATACACCAAGGCAGAAAGTAACATCTGATACCACCGGCAGTGTAGCCACAAGGCGAACCAACCTCGAACACATGATAGCTCACAAGCGGGCAGATCTCGAAAAGGAAAAGAGTGAGCTGACCGCTTACATAGTCGGAATTGAGGACTCGTATATCAGGCAGATAATGTATATGAGACACGTTAAGATGTACACATGGCACAAGATAGCTGCTGAGCTGAACGGAACACCTGACCAAGTGAGAAAAGCCCACGATAGATTTTTAAAAAGGAGAAATGATGATTAAAGGAATAGGGCGTATATATCAAGATATAGTTTAAATAGTCCGCTCAGTCCGTATTTAATACAATATAATGTAAAATATAGGAACCACCCGAAAGGGTGGTTTTTTAGTGCGCAAAAATAGGTGAAGAAAATTGTATAGAAATATAAGAAATTACGAGAACGTGACAAAAATGAATATACAGGGTGTTGGGGAGTACGACATACCGGCAATAGCACCGGCAGAGTACCAGGAGGCAGAGCTGATAAGCTTCAACTATGCCAAGTCATGCAAGAGCCCGGCTGATAAGGCAGTACATTTCTTTGTTGATGATTATCAATTCAACAGAGTTTGGAACTGCGCTGATGATTATATCCCGATGCTTAGAAAGTTCAAGTATGTATGTACGCCCGACTTTAGTCTGTACACAGACCACCCTAGAGCCCTTCAGATTTATAACCACTATAGAAAACATTGGTGTGGTGCCTACTGGCAGGCTCACGGCATCAGAGTGGTGCCAACGATTGGATGGAGTGACGAGGCTAGTTATACATGGTGCTTTGACGGAGAGCCAACAGACAGTGTAGTGACTGTCAGCTCCGTAGGAACACAGAACAGTGAATATAGCAAGGAACTATTTCTTGCCGGATATAGAGAAATGATGAAGAGATTGACCCCGACACACATTATCTTTTATGGCAAGGTGCCAAAAGAGTGCGAGGGAAACATAATCAGAGTTGAGAGTTTATCGGAGAAACTCAAAAAGCGAGGTACGTTGAATGAGGTATAGAGCACAGATTTTTGGAGGACGCGGAGGCGGTTCCGGCCGTGGTGGCGGTGGATGGTCTGATAGTGAAGTGGGAGCTACACCGGCTAAATTCATGTACAACGGCGCCAAGAGAAAGACCGGCGGTGAAGATGGCTATACCAAAAATTCAAAATATGAAAATGGACTGCATGATATAGATGGTGGCAAGACCACGGCAGAACAGTTTGCCAACCAGTTCAAGACGCGGGAAGAGCTCGACAAGGTACACAATTACCTTGTTGATAAAAATGCAAGCGTTAATGCAAAGATTAGACAGCTCAAGAGTGCTGATGAATTGAGGAAGAATCCAAGGCTATACCACGAAGCAAAAGCCACACGAGAGGCAAGCAATGCAGTCAATGACCGTAGAAGCAAGGTAGCACCTGTAAAGACAGAAAAGACAGTAAGAAAGGCTGACGATGAGTATACCTCATCAAGAACCTCAACATACGATAGGTGGTACAAGCGGAATCGTGATAACTTCGCAGCATATTATTTTGGAAGCAAAGGAAAGAAATAAGAATGAATCTACAGTTTTTCGGTGGCAGAGGCGGAGGAAGTGGCAGAGGAAAAAGCTCAGGTTCAAGCGATGGCGGGGAACTGGGCGGAACAGTTGCTATACACAGACAGATGGAACCCGATGAGCATAACAGAGCCACAGTCGAGAGATATTACATGACAGGCAATCGTAATGTATTAACCAACTGGGACGAGGACGGCAATGAACTCGACCATGAGATAACCGTACAGGAACCAGTGAGGCTAACATTCAAGACGCGAGCAGAGGCGGTAGCCTATGCCAAGAAGATGAAATATAAATACATGAATCTGTGAGGTAGCATATGAGGATGAATTTACAGTACCACGGCGGTCGTGGTGGTGGAAGCAGCAGGGGGGGCGGTAGCCCTGCAGGTGTAAGTTTCACCGATTCAAAGACCGGTAAAGAATACAATTACTATTTCTACAAAGGCGAGGATGGTAAGAATTACTACAGTACAAGCATAGGCGGACTGCCTAAGCCGACACCAAACAACATGAGCCATGAGGAAATGGTAGAGCGTCTTAAACAGAATACAGGAAATGTTAAGAGTATCAGCAAGACGGAAAAAGCCAAAGCGGAGAAGGCATACAAGGTAGAGAGAGCAGAAGCAGACAGACAGCTCAATAATGCTTATGCAAATGAAAAAGAATTTGTTAAAAGGTCAAGGGCTGTAAGAAAAGGATTGAGGGGCACGAAGAGAGGAATATAGAAAAGGGGTGAGTAGCGTTGAAGCTGACGGAAAAACAAAAATTATTCTGTGATGAATACATAATAAGCCTTAACGCTACTCAGGCGGCAATTAAGGCAGGGTATGCAGAGAAGACAGCGTATGCGATAGGAGCTGAGAACTTGAAAAAACCTAAGATTCAAGACTATATCTCCGAACGGATGAAGCAAAAAGAAAGCTCGTTGATAGCCACGCAAGACGAAGTACTCCAATACCTGACATCAGTGCTGAGAGGAGAGAGCCAGACAACAGACACAGTGTTAGTCGGAATTGGTGATGGCTGTCAAGAGGTGCAAGAAGTAGAAAAGAAGCCAAGCGAGAAAGACCGGCTCAAGGCAGCAGAACTGCTCGGCAAGAGGTACGGACTGTACACCGATAAAATATCGGCTGATGTTGATATGTCACTTGATATATCAATTGATTACGGTGATGGCGATGAAAATTAAGCTGCAAGCCAATAAGAGCTTCAAGGAAGTGGATAGATGCACCAAACGCTATATCGTGATGAAGGGCAGTGCCGGAAGCGGTAAGAGCGTGGACACGGCACAGAACTACATCCTGCGCCTGATGCATGACAAGGGCAGAAACCTCTTATGCGTGCGCAAGGTAGATGTTACCAACAGAGATTCAACCTTTGCTGAACTGCAAAGCGCGGTCTTTAAGCTGTTCGGGGACAGGTACTCCAATTATTGGTATATCAACGAGTCAGCCATGAAGATGCGCTGCAAATCTAACGGAAACGAGATTATTTTCAGAGGAGTCAAAGATGACGGACAAAGAGAAAAACTCAAGTCAATTACCTTCAAAAGAGGAAAGCTTACTGATGTCTGGATAGAGGAAGCCACAGAGCTGACACAGGCAGACTTCGAGATTATCGACGACCGACTAAGAGGAGAGCTGCCGCCTGGACTATTCTATCAGATTCGAATGACCTTCAATCCGGTATCTGCCACACATTGGATTAAGGCGGTGTTCTTCGATCGGGTTGATGAAGATGTGTTGACTCACTCATCGACGTACCTGACTAATCGGTTTATTGACGCTGCATACCATAGGCGTATGCTCAGGCGAAAGGAAGTGGACCCGGAAGGTTATCGGGTGTACGGGCTGGGAGAGTGGGGAGAGACAGCAGGCCTCATTCTACATAATTGGGAAGTCGAGGAAGTGTCACAGAACTATGAAGACTACGACGACGTAGCGGTAGGGCAGGACTTCGGTTTCAACCATGCGAACGCGATTTATATATATGGTTACAAGGATGGAGATATTTATGTACTCAAAGGCTTGTATGGATATGAAAAGGACACAAGTGAGTGGATAGCCGAAGCGGGTGAAATTCCAAAAGATAAAGTAATGTGGTGTGACTCGGCAGAACCTGACCGCATCAAGACGTGGAGGACTGCAGGGTGGAGAGCCCGGCCGGTGAATAAGGAAGCAAACAGCGTTAAGGCTCAAATAGACTGGATCAAGGGCAGACACGTACACATACATCCTTCCTGCACGAACTTCATCAAGGAAATAGAACAGTGGAAATGGAAATACGACGACGTAAGGAACATGTACCTCGATGAGCCGGTACCATTTTTCGATGATGCGATGGCATCGATGAGATACGGCATTGAGGGTTGGCGAAAACCGAAGGCGCACTTAAATACAGGACTGAAAGGCGGACTATAATGGCAGCACCAGACGTATACAGAATTGCAGACAACCAAATTATGGATGAAATACAGCTTACAAAGTACATAGCCAAGAACGACGAGAAGGTAGCCCAGAAGTACGAGAAGCTGCAAAAGGCTTATAAGACTGACTATGACATTTTTCATCAGGCAAAAAAGCCTGATTACAAGCCGGACAACAGGATAGCTGTCAACTTTGCAAAATATATCACAGATACCATGAACGGCTTTTTTATTGGAATCCCGATAAAGGTGAGCTCAAAGGACAGCTCGGTTGATGACTATATCAACTATCTAGATGTCTACAATGGCCAGGACGACAACAATGCAGAGCTTGCCAAGACTATGAAAATCTACGGCAGAGGCTATGAGATGTACTTCGTGGACGAAGAGGGAAATATTGGAATAACGTACCTTGACCCGATGGAGGCATTCATGATCTACGATGAGTCGATACTGATGAGACCTCGCTACTTTGTCAGAATCTACAAAGATACTGAGGGAATTCGCCACGGCTCCATATCGAACGAGACCACAGTTCGGTATTTTGACATTGACGGAGGCTTACGCTTCCGGCCGGACGAGGAAAGATTACACGGCTTTGATGGAGTACCGGCAACTGAGTATATAGAGAACTCGGAGAGACAGGGTATCTTTGAATCAGTGTTGTCAATGATTGATGCATACAACAAGGCATTATCAGAAAAGGCGAATGATGTTGACTACTTTGCGGATGCGTACATGAAGATACTCGGAGCTAAGCTCTCAGAACCGGAGCTGCAAGCCATAAGAGACATGAGAATCCTTAACTTCGAGGGAGAGGACGGCTCGAAGATTATAGCTGACTTCATGAGCAAGCCAAGCGCTGACACCACACAGGAGAATCTGTTGGAGAGAATCGAGAGATTAATTTTCCTGATTTCAATGGTAGCCAATATCAATGATGAGAATTTTGGAACATCTTCCGGCATCGCATTAAAGTATAAGCTCCAGTCGATGAACAATCTGGCAAAGACTGAGGAGCGCAAGTTTACAAGCGGAATGAATCAGAGATACAAGCTCATCTTTTCAAATCCGGTAAGCGGAATGAAAACGGATGACTGGCTCAAGATTGACATCAAGTTTACAAGGAACTTCCCGGCAAACGAGCTTGAGGAGTCACAGATAGCCGGTAATCTGTCCGGCATTACATCAAAGGAGACACAGCTCAAGGTCTTATCGGTTGTTGATAATGTCAATGACGAGCTTGACAGAATCAAAGAAGAGAATGAGCTCGATACAGAGGGCTACGAGGTGAATAGAGGTGTATTGGCAGAACAGACAGAAGCAGTTGACCAAGGCCTTGGAGAAGAGCGAGGCAGAACTAAAGAAGAGATTAACAACAGCATATGATGAGCAGTACTCGAAGCTCGAAAAGGAGATAGCAGCATACTATCAAACCTATGGGACCGACAATGTGATTGAGTACCGCAAGCTCATGCAGGCGCTGCCGGAAAAGGAGTACAACATCCTCATGCGAGATATAGAGCTCTTCTGTGTCAGGCATCCGGAATATGCACACTTGGCACCGGCTAGGCGCAGTGCATACATTATCAACAGGCTTGAGGGCTTGCAAATGTCTGTAGAACTTGAACGGCTTGAGCTGATGGCTGAGGAAGAAAGCCAGCTTAAAGCTCATCTCGATGAGATAGACAAGCGAGGCTATGAGGCAGTAATCGAAAAGACCGGGGCAGTCGGTACAGTCAACAGAGATATAGTCAAGGCGGTAGTTAATACCGACTGGAGTAAGTCAGGGAATTTCTCAAGTAAGATATGGACCCGGACAGCCAACCTTGCCAAGGTATTAAACTCCGAAATATCGGCAGGCTTTGCCAGGGGAGATAATTATCAGAAGCTGACAAAGACTTTGAGGCAGAAGTTCAGTGTAAGCCAGAATGAAGCTATGAGGCTAGTGTATACAGAGGGCACTTACGTGCTCAATGAGTCCACGGCTCAGGCTATAGAACAGACCTTTGACTACTACTCTATAGCCCCAATCGAGGACGGCAAGGCTTGCCAAGTATGTTTGGATATTGCAGCGAGTACTAAAGCCAGCCCGGTAAGATACTCGGCAAGAATAGCGGGTGTCAACTTCCCACCATTCCACCCTTGGTGCAGATGCTCAACTTACATTGTAATACCTGACAAGCAGGCATGGATTGAGAACTATGTCAGGACACACGGCGGTGATCCAACCGTCAGCTCTGAACAGAAAGACAAGGCTAGGGAATTAGTGAGGGCTTTTACATGAGAAAAATAGTAATCTGCGGTGCCAGATGGTGCACTCCATGTAAACACGTACTCAGCACATTGAGAGTACAGGTTGAGCAAGAGTGCCCCGGCACTACTGAATATATAGACCTGCAGGAAGAGCCACAGGCGATTGACAAGTACAAAGTATATAAAATCCCGATGGTGATACTCGAAGAGGACGGAAAGCCTCTGAGGAGCTATGTCGGGACATATCCAAACCATCTTGAAATAGTGAAGTGGTTAAAAGGAGAGCTGAATGATAGAGATTTATGAGACTTCGACAAGTCTGGCAGTGAACGGCCACGCCAATGCAGGAGTTAAAGGCGAGTCGGTACCATGTGAAGCGGTAACTGCCATGATTAACATGTTCGTAATGGGAGCAGACCATTATCAGAACATTGAGTATGAGCTTGAAAGCGGGCACTTTTACATCAACACCAAGCAGATAGTGTATGTCTGTGACCCAATACTCAAAGCACTTAAATTAGGCTTGCAATCCGTAGCGGAAGCATATCCGGAATACATCAGCTACGAAAAAGCATAGAACTGGCCAAGCATTGAAGCCATAAAAAGCTATGGAATGACCAAGCGTTGAAGTCGTTAAAAGCCACGGAATATAAGTTAAGCATTGGAACTCTAAACTATGGAAGGAGAAACGACATGAAAAAGAAATTGAACTACTGGACACAGCTCTTCGAGGACAGCACAGACGATACCAAGGGAGCAGATACCAAGAACACAGACACCAAGAGTACTGACGACTCTAAAGACAGCAAAGCGGGCGGTGACTCCAAAGACGACTCCAAGGGAGACGAAAAAAAAGGAGAACCCGAAAAGAAGTATACCGATGAGGATGTCAATAGAATCGTTCAGGAAAGGCTTAAGAGAGAGCGCGAGAAGAATGACGAAGCCAAGAAGCTTGAGGGTATGTCAGCTCAGGAGCGTGCAGAGCATGAGAGAGACGCACTCAAAAAGGAGCTTGACGAGCTCAAAAAGGCTGACGCACTCAACAAGATGGCGCAGGAAGCCCGTAAGATGCTCTCGAATGAGAAAATCAATGTCTCTGACGGCTTAGTCAATATGATGGTAACATCAGAGGCCAAGACCACTAAGGAGAATGTTGACAACTTTGTCAAGATGTTCAAGGCAGCAGTACAGGACGCAGTTAAGGACAGCCTGAGAGGCAAAGCTCCGGCAACAGGCGGAAGTTCAACTCTGACTCGTGCCGAACTCGATAAGAAACTGGCTGAAATTGCTAGTCCTGTAGAAAGACAGCGATTGATAGCTCAACACATTGACTTATTCACGAAAGGAAAATAACTATGAACAAGAACAGAACTATTGCATACAGAAAGCAGCTCTTCGCACCGGAGACAAACACCACAGTTGCAGCAGACCTTGAGCCGGTCATTTCGATTGACCATACCAACCAGTTGGTAGCAGGTATCAAGTCACTGCTCACAGTGCTCGGCATCGTAGACATGAAGCCAATGGCAGAGGGCACTACTGTCAAAATGTACAAGACCACACAGAAGAACACACCAGATCAGGTAGCAGAGGGCGAGATTATTGCTCTTACGAAGGTGGAGAGAAAGCTCGTTAAGACTTTTGAGCTCACGCTTAAGAAATTCAGAAAGTCTACCACAGCCGAAGCAATCCAGAAGGTCGGCAAGGATAAGGCGGTCAATGAGACTGATACAGTCTTCATGAGAAATATCCAGAAGGGTATCAAGGCTGACTTTTTCACGTTCATTAAGGCGGGTACAGGCATAGCCACTAACCTTGCAGAGAAGAAAGCTGCAGCTTCAAACTCTATCCAGGGAGCTATCGCAGGCGTATGGGCTAAGCTTTCAGCTTACTTTGAGGATATGGATGTAGAGCCTATCTACTTCCTCAATCCACTCGACGTCGCGACATACCTTGCCAACACAGCCATCACAGTACAGACAGCCTTCGGTTTTCAGTATGTAGAAAACTTCCTCGGACTCGGTACTGTAGTGCTTGACAATTCTGTAGAGGTTGGCAAGGCAAAGGGTACAGTCAAGCAGAATCTTGACGCTGTATATATCCCAACATCCGGAGCAGTAGGATCTACCTTTGGTATGACATCAGACGAAACCGGCATGGTGGCTATGAAGCACTTCCTTGACGATAAGACTGCTGCCATCAACACACTTGTGTTTGAGGGTGTGACTTTCTACGCTGAGGATGCATCAGGTATCTTTACAGCTCCGATTGCTGTAGAAGCAGCCGCAGCTGCAGCATCTGACGAACAGCAGAAATAGGAGGTAGCCGATGATAGACAGAGTTAAGGATAGAATCAAGAAAAGACTGTCTGATGAGGAAATCAATGATGACGTCATGGACGAAATCAACCAGATAGTCACTGACCGCTTGTGTCTGCGCCTTGGAGTATCTGAGGATGCTTTTCCGACTCTGTTTGAGTCAGTCGTGGTCGACGCTTGCGTCAAAGCTTGGCGCAAGTGTTACTACGAGGGCGTATCTTCTGAGGGAGTCGGCAGTCTGTCCAACACGTTCATTGACGACGTGCTTGCAGAATACGCAAGCGAAATTGACAGTTGGGTGAATGCCAACGAAAGCTCGAAGAAAAGGATGGTGCACTTCTTATGAGATGGACGCGAGTAACAATATACACCACAGTGGACGGGGCAGAGGACGAGCTCGGCAATCCTGTGGAGGATGTAGACGAGCTCTACAACGGCCGTGCGCGTATAAGCCCTTGGACAGATTCAAGCGTGCAGGCGAATGGTAGGGAAGTGACCAAGAATGAGATGCAGTTCGCGGTCCCTTGCGACTATGAGAAGCTCAAGAACGCTAAAGTCCTTGAGAATAACTGCAAGGCATTTGACATCACGGAAGTGACCGAACTAGCCCCACGCTGGACGCTGATAACGGCCAAGAGGTACAACACATGAGCATACAAGTAAAAGGCACAGACAAGCTTGTAGAAGCACTCTCTCAGATGTCACAGGCGAGGTTCGATGCAGTCTGTCAGGTCTCGGCATCGAATATATACAATCGTGGCAAGGCTGACGGAGGCACACCGGTAGACACGGGCGAGCTGAGGCAGTCATTAACAATCGGAACTATAGACCACGGCGCAGAAGTTGGATATACCAAGGACTACGCTCCACATGTCGAGTATGGCCACAGGACACGAGGCAGTGGGTATGTTGAGGGACAAAGATACCTTGAACGTAATGTGGAGAAAGAAAGACCTGAATTTAAGCAGCTACTAATTGACAACATAGAGAGGTTGGTGAAGTGATGCTACAGCAATTCAGCATTATCGAGCTGATAAAGCAGATACAAAAGACGGTGCTATCAGGTACCGGCAAAAAATGCTACGACCACGTAGAAAAGGGACAGGCTTCACCATTCTACTATGCAGAGTTGGTTCAAACTAAGCCCGCCAACACCAAGACTATGTACGTGACAGAGTACACAGTCAACATACATGTGGTGTCAGAGAGTGGCAAGACATCTGTCCCGCTCTTCAAGGAGATACAGGCGCTCGAAGAGGCTATGACGGCCGACATTGATATACCAGAGCCTTATGAGCTTATTTATCAAATGTACAATGGCATTCAGTCAGTATACAAAGAAAAAGATACCAACGAGAAACATGCAGTCCTTAACTATACGTTCAAGGTCTGCTACGGCTATATGATGAAGTAAAGGAGATACGATATGAAATACAACAAACAGTTATTCGGAAGCGAAGGCGCCTCAGAGACAACAACAGGCTTTGATAAGGGCGTTTACTGTGATTTTTCAGCGAATGCAGTTAAGGCACTCGCAGGCAAGGATATCTTACTTGCAGTATGGAACGCAGAAGGTACAGCAATCAGCGCTATCGCAGGTCAGCAGAGTCTTAAGCTTAATCGTTCGGCTGATTCTATTGAAGTAACAACCAAAGATACAGGAGACGGTTGGAAGGCGTACATCGCAGGGTCTAAGGAGTGGTCAATCGACACGGATGGTCTGTACATCAACACAGATGCATCAATGCAGGCACTCTCTACAGCCTTCGAGAATGGCGACCCGGTATGCATCAAAGTATACAACAAGAAGGCCAAAAAGAGTATGTTTGGCGGTCTTGCAGTTATTACAGACTTCCCACTTGAGGCACCTTATGACGACTCAATGACTTACTCTATCTCACTCAAGGGACAGGGCAAGCTCGTGGATCTGAGCTCTAACCCTGTAACACCTGACACATTACCTGCATAGCAAGCAGGGGCTATATGTCCCTGCCTATTTTTCAAAAAAAGGAGAAAATAAATGTTCGAAGTAAACGGAAAGCAATATGATTTTGATTTTAACACAGAGAGGGTTTCAATGGTAGAGGCTGCTGCTAAGACAGCTATCATGGGCGAATATTCAAACACCAACGGCTTATTCTCACTCAAGACTATGAATGTGATGTTTCAGCTTGCGGCAAAAGAGGTAGGCTCTGACAAGTTCCTTGGACAGTCAGAGGGCGCCAAGCTATTCGAGGATGCACTCAAGGAGAGGGGCTACGCCACTATTGCAGTGGAGATTCAGTCAGCCCTCATGAGAGATACACCTTTTTTATTCCAAGCCAACTAATCGCGAATGAGTATTTCGACGAGCCGAACGAAACTCCTGCAGAAAAAGAGCTGAGAAGGCCCTACCTGCAGGATATAGATTTTGCTTGGTTCGTTGTCAATTTCAACTATACGAAAGCCGATTATTTGGCTCTGACTCCACGCGAAAAAGCCTTCATATACAAGGCTTATGAGACTAAGACGGTCAATCAATCAACACTGCTAAGAGATACAGTACTGAATGCTATAAGCAACAGTAAGCGTAGGCACGGGACAAGCGTGTTTAAGCTATGGAAGAAGCGAGCCAAGAAGGCTGACATATCCACAGTTCGAGACAACATGAAAGTCATAGCAGAGATTGAGAAGAACGAAGTAGGTTGGATAGATAAGATATATGCAGCCAACGGATGGACAAGGAAGTAGGTGAAACATGGCTGACTATACATTAAGCGTTGACGTCACGGCGAATGACCACGCGAGCGAGACGTTTAAGAAAATACAGGACAATGCAAAAAATTTTAAATCAACCGTAGAGAATGCCGGGCAGTCCATGCAGAAGTTTGGCGAAAAGTCAGAATCAGTCGGCAAGAATCTCACCAAGTCAGTTACCACACCTATAGTTGGAGTTGGAGCAGCCACAGCAAAGCTTGCTACAGATTTTGGAAGCTCAATGGCCAAGGTTAGCACTATCGCCGACACGACACAGGTACCTATAGGAGACCTGAAAGAGTCTATCCTTGAGCTTTCAGATGATACCGGTGTGGCGGCATCTGACATAGCTGAGTCAGCATATCAGGCTATATCAGCCGGACAGTCAACAGGCGAGGCGGTCAACTTCGTTACATCGTCTACGAAACTTGCAAAAGGTGGCTTCACTGATGCAGCCACATCAGTAGACACACTGACCACTATCCTTAACGCTTACGGAGATAAGGCGGGCGACGTAACAAGCGTATCTGATAAGCTCATCATGACTCAGAATTTAGGCAAGACGACCGTTGACCAGTTGGGCGCTTCGATGGGTAAAATTATTCCAACAGCCAACATGTACGGCGTGAGCCTTGATAATATCACATCTGCTTACGTTACTACCACAAAGAATGGTATCGCTACAGCAGAATCGACAACATACCTTAACAGTATGCTCAACGAACTTGGTAAGGCGGGTACTGATGTATCAGACATGCTGAAAGAGAAGACGGGCAAGTCATTCCAGGAGCTGATGGAATCCGGTATGTCATTAACTGATGTACTCAACATTGTCCAGGAAGCTTGTGCGGAATCCGGCAAGTCAATCGGTGATGTGTTCAGTTCGCAGGAGGCGGCAAAGGGTGCGGCTACACTTGTACAGCACGCAGACGACTTCAACAGCGCCATGCAGTCTATGGCTAATTCAGCAGGTGCCACCAACGAGGCATTCAATAAGATTGACAGCTCAAGCGCGGAGAACTTTGCGAAAGCACTCAACCGCTTGAAAAATGCAGGCATACAGTTTGGCGAGGCAGTAGTACCTGTAGTAGTTCCAGTGCTCACGGAATTGGTAAGCGTAGTTAAAGGCGCGGCGGATGCATTTAACAGCCTTCCGGAACCAATGCAGGATATGATAGTTAAAGGCTTGGCTATAGCGGCAGCAGTAGGACCGGTAGTAACTGTATTCGGCAAAGTAACAGCAGTGGCAGGCAAGGTAACAAGCGGCTTCGGCTCAATCGCTGGCAAGCTCGGAGGTCTTGGAAGTGCAGCATCATCAGCAAGTGCGCCGGTATCAAGTGCGGGCGCGGCAACAGGAAGTCTTGCAAAGAACGCACTCGGACTTATAGCGGCAGGAGCTGGCATCTTATTGGCTTCGGCAGGCTTAGCGCTGCTTGCGTACTCAGCAATTCAGTTGGCTCAGGCGGGTCCTACAGCAATCTTAACTATGGTTGGAATGGTAGCGGCAATCGCACTGCTTGCAGTAGGAGCGGCGGCATTGGCACCGGCACTCACAGCCGGAGCAGCAGGGCTCTTGGCATTCGGTGCGGCTATCCTCATGGTAGGAGCAGGAGTGGCACTGGCGTGTGCCGGTGTAGCTCTACTTGCTACTCAGTTACCAACTATATCAGAATACGGTCAGTCGGCAGCAGTCGGAATTATAGCTCTCGGTGTGGCTCTGATGTCATTCGCGAGTGGTGCCACTATGGCAGGTGCCGGAGCACTGATTCTTGGCGCTGGCTTATTGGTAGCAGGTGCCGGAGCACTCACAGCGGCAGCAGGAGTAACGCTACTGGCTGTCGGAGTTGTGGCGCTCGGCGCAGGTATCATAGTCGTAGCAGCAGGAGTTAATCTCTTGGCGGCAGGGCTTGTGGTATGCGGTGCAGGGCTCGTAGTTGTGTCCAACAATGCAGGTACAGCCACGGCAGGGCTTGCAGCATTCACGCTTGCGGTAGCGGCAGCAATTATTCCAATCACGGCAGGAACAGTGGCAACGACTGCATTTACTGTCACAATGGTAGCACTTGGAGCAAGTCTGACTGTATCGGCAGGAGGAGCCACACTACTTGCAGCAGCACTTCTTGCAGTATCGGCTGAGATGGTAGTCATATCGACTACAGCCAACTCAGCAAGCAACGACCTTAAGAACATGGTCAAATCAATTGACATTGTAGACTCAGGAATCAACAACCTTAAAAAGGTGGCAAGCTCAGGGCTCAAGGCTATAGCTTCAGCATTTACAGCAGCAACACCGAACGTTACAGCTAAAGCTACCACAATGTCACTGAAAATGGATGATTCAGTCCACAAGGGCTTCACAAAGGTGCCAACTTATATCATGACGACCATGACAATGGCGAACGCGGTCACTCTGGCTCAGTTCGTGGCAATTAATGCCACTGTATCAGGGCAGATGAATCGAATGGTCGGAACTGTCAGAACATCACTTAACCAGATGAAGAGCGCCTTTGCGGGCACAAGGTTCAAGCTTAACACGAGCATGGCTTTACCACATTTCAGTATGAGCGGCAATTTCAACGCGCAGACCAAGGCAGTGCCAAAGGTACATGTGTCTTGGTACGCCAAGGCTTACGACGAGGCTATGATGTTCAACACTCCTCAGGTAGTGCAGGCGAATGGCTTCGGTGACGGACCGGGCAACGAAGTGGTAAGCGGTGACAGACATCTTGTTGAGTTGTTCAAGGAAGCTCTTGGAAGCTATGGTGGTGGCGATACTATCATCCCGGTATATGTCGGACAGGAGAGAATAGACGAGCTTGTAGTTACTGCAAAACAGCGAAAAGACTTCAGATCGGGAGGTAGATAATGTTAAAAGACTATCCAACGATTATTAATAATACACAGCTCTTTCAGCCAAATAAGTGGGAAGAGACAAGTGAAGTAGTAGAAGAGACATATAAGACTGAGGCTGGCACAGACCAGGTCTCAGTCACACGCTATGACAAGCTCTCGGTAGATGCTCAGTATAGAGTTAATTCAGAATGGCTCAAGCAGTTTAAAATGTGGTCTAAGGTTGACTCACTTGATGCATCAATCTATGACGCTACGGCCAATGGCTATGTCAACAGGGTGATGAGGATGCGAAATTTCAAGGACTCACCGATTGAATGGTCAGAGAGAATGGAAGACACTGACGGTATATGGGATGTAAGCTTCAGCTTGGAGGAATTTTAGATGTACGAGGTATCAGCAGCATATAAAAAAGCAATGAAAGAGCCAGTACATCGCTTCCTTATCGGCGGCAGCATATCCAATACCCCATTCTCTGACCGGAATGTACTGAAAGGCTCATTCTCAATCACTAATCAGTGTTCTGACGATTCGGAAATGAAGATAGGGCAGGTGTATGTCGGTGAGCTCAACGCCACGTTCGTTAATCTCAATGTAGAACGCTATTCATTGCAGAATAAGCTTATCAAGCCGACATTCAGCCGGAAGACAGCAGACGGATATGAGACTATCCCACTTGGTGTGTTCAAGGTGTCAGAGGCGTCATGGACGAGCTCAGGCATCGTTATCAAGGCTTATGACAACATGGCAGAGCTTGACAAGGGCTGTGACATCAACTCCGCGAACGGCACACCTTACGAGTTGGCGCTTCTTGCGTGTAAGTCGTGTAAATTAGAGCTTGGCACCACCAAGGAAGAGTTTAAGAAATTCGCTAATGGAATTGAAAACCTATCTATGGTGGCAGAAAACGACATAGAGACTTGGCGAGACTTTATATCCTGGGTGGCTCAGACCTGCGCTTGCTTCGTCACAGCGGACCGCTTCGGTAAGATAGTGTTCAGAGCTTACGGCGATACTGTAGTAGATACCATAGACTCAAAGCACCGATTCACCGGAGCATCATTCTCGGACTTTGAGACCCGGTACACAGGTCTTTCATGCGTTAATATCGGAGACAAAACCACATCCTATTACGGAATGGAAGTTGACGACGCCCTGACTTATAATCTCGGCTCCAATCCGTTCCTGCAGTATGGTGTGGACGATGCAAAAGAGGAAATGCGCCGGGCAATCCTGCATTCTTTGCAGAATATTTGTTATGTACCATTCAAGGCTTCAATGATTGGAGACCCGGTATATGACCTTGGAGATGTTCTGAGCATGTCAGAGGGTATAGCGGACGGCTCGAAGCTGTACTGCATCACCAAATATACATTCAATTATAATGGCGAGTATGAAGTACAGGGAGTTGGCAAGAACCCGGCTATAGCCAACGCTAAGAGTAAGACGGATAAGAACATCGCAGGACTGTTGAATCAGGACGATGAGAACCTTATCCACTTTACTGTTTTTACAAACACCGGTCCGGTGGTGGTAGAGGACAAGTCAAACCAATCTGTCTTTTCGATGCGCTTTATAGCGACAAAGACCACACACGTGGCACTTGATATGGAGATACTGCTCAACGTAGAGACTACGGAAGAGGGTGAAGAGTACCAGTGGGTTGAACACGATGCGGTGGCTAAAGTCCATTATTACATAGACGGAGCAGAAATAGACTTAAGAAAGCCTGTAGAGACATGGCAGGACGGTCAGCACATTCTGACATTAAGATACGACTTGCAGGCAGTAGATGCTGCTATCCATACATGGGACGTGTGGATTGAGATGCAGGGCGGAAGTGCTACTATAGATACCTACGGCATCCATGCGGTAGCGATGGGCCAAGGTCTTGCAGCAGAGAGCGATTGGGACGGAACTATCACGGCATCCGATGAAGTTGACAGATATACATTCAGCCTTGTTAGAGACTTCACAGACTTGGCAAGCACGACACTCAACACACCCGCTCGGGCTGTACCGGGTGACATACTGGCAAGATTCGACTTTACTAATATGTTTGGCCGTATAACTGACGGTAACCAGTCTTATGGCAATATGACTACATTCACTCCTTACGTTAACGCCAGCCGTGTAATGACTGATGCAGATTACAACAACACGACAGGATGGCAGGGCACCGGCGAAATTAAGAAGGGCACCAACAAGATACTTACCACTACAGATGTATACGGAGTCACATCGGTTGAGACCGCGTCACAAAACGCTGTGTTCTATGCTTCATTCGACAGTGGCTCTACTTGGGTCGGCTGGACATCTGAGGGCTGGGTTGAGAATGTAACAATGATTAAGAAAGAGATAGAGGCAGTGCCTGAGTCGACATGGAAACAGTACGACAAAGTAAGATTCAGAGTCTTACTTGAAGGCGGTGCCACACTCTATGCACTACATCTATACGGAGGTACATTACATGATTAAAGGACATGTAGCAATCGAATTGCACAATCACAAGACGGGGTTGAGAGACAGGATAGAGGGTGACAACATGATTACCAATGCACTTAACTATGTTATCCCGATAGTGATGGGCGGGAACACTTATGCCGAAAACTTAATGCCTCTTTGTAAAAAGGCACTCGGAAGCCTGATGCTGTTTGACGGCACCCTTACGGAAGATAAAAATAACATGTTCCTGCCGGCGGCAGAAGCTCATCTCGTGGCTTTCGCCGATAGAGGGCTTGACACGACACACTCTGATAGAGGGTCTCTTAACTCAGCAGAGACATATCAGACCGACACGGGCTATCAGTCGGTGTGGGATTTTTCAACATCACAAGCAAACGGCACCATTAAGTCACTGGCGTTAAGCCTTAACTACAGTTTCGATGGCAGCTATGTCCGAAACTCGCCTTACAATCTTGTTGGGCCGTTCAAAACATCAGGCCCATCTTGCAAGAATTTGAGTGACAAGACTAGATTCTACTGCTATGCACTATGTTACGACGTGGAAAATCAGTATCTATACTACATCGACCCGGAGCTTGGCGGAGTATCGCATAGAACCGAAAAAGACGACGATGGAAGGACTAAGTATCTGTACTCCACAGAAATCCACATTATGAAGGCTTACGTGCCAACGACAAAGTTTAAGCTGGCTGATTATCCATCACCAACCAATTATGGCGAGGAAGTGACATCGTTCACAATAGAAACAGGCACATCTAATACGGACTGTCGAGGTTATTTCAAAAATGGATATGATGGCTATGCGTATATGATCACACCTATGGGCACGGCGGGGAAAGTCGAAATGTACAAGCTTAAGCTGTCAGATTATAGCTTTGAAATATCGGAAGTTCAGACGTTTACCGTGAAAAGTGCAAGTTTCTATAACTACTATGGACATTCAACAGCCAATAACGGCTATGCGTACATTAAATCACTCAACAAGAAATCTATCTATATAGTCAATCTGTCAAATACCGTGGATGTGCAGGAAGTTAAGCTTCCGAACGATTGCACTCTGTCCGATGATTATCTGATGAATCTGAAAAATGGAGGGGTTAAATTTTCGACTTCCGACAGTCACTTCGGTATTTGCTATCCTGACGGCAAAGTGATTATTAATCAACAGAACGGAAACCATAGTAGCGACCCCATAAGATACAATCCGCAGCTCATAACTGACAATCTTGTGGTATTTGGACATAGAGCATATTCATATTATGACAATTCGAACGGCAACCTACTCAACAATTACCTCGGCACTATCTACAATCTGCCACAGCCGATAGTAAAGACTGCTGCAAGCTCCATGAAGGTAGTATATACGCTGACAGATATAGATTAAGGAGGCAAGCATGGCTAACCTTAAGATACATTTAGATTACAGAGGCTCAAGCAAAATCATCAAAAGACTGTGTCAGACCGTGAACTATCTCTCAGAAGTGGCAAATGGTGACATGCGCACTGATGTCTACGATGCAAATAATAACGGCATCGTGGACAATGCGGAGCTTGTGAACGGTCATGAAGTATGGAAGGATGTACCAGTTGACGCCAAGTTTACTGATACAGTCTACGATGATAGTTACTTGCAAGGCAAGGTAAGTGCCAACAACAACAATCTGCAGTTAATAATGCAGACGCTTTTCGACTGGAATGAGAACTACCTCATAGACAGCCAGGGTAGACAGATAGTTGATAGCTTGGGTAGACCTATATACACCTCAAGCTACAAATCTAAATTCGACACACAAGGAGGAAAATAAATGAGTGATACACAAGCACAGGCATTGGAATCGGCACGAATAGTTGACCAAAATCCTGCTACAGGAATAGCACCGGAAGACATGTTCATCATTGACTCTATTGCAAGCGGTACAAGGGCTATAAGTTATAAGGCCTTGTGCGATGCGATAGCGGTCACTCTTGGCATAGCCACAATCAAGGACACGGCAGATGGTGCTATGCAGAAGAGTGAATACGATAAGAATCACAGTGGGGCTGTTGATAACGCAGAAATATTAGATAATCACTCCGAGGAGGTAATAAATGGAAAATGAAGACATCGTTAGAGAACTTGCGGAGCAGGGCGAGCGAATCAAGGTAGCAAATGAGAAAATAGCTGACCTTGAAGAACAGCAACAGCGCATTCAAGACCTGACACTATCGGTACAGGAGCTTGCAATCAGCGTTAAGAACATGGTAGAGGTGCAGAAAAAGCATAGTGACAAGCTTGCTGAACTTGAGGCAAGACCGGCACAGAACTGGAACACTATGACAAGGACTGCTTTTACTACAATCGTATCTGCAATTGCAGGAGCATTGGCTCTTGCATTGGTCAACTCAGTAGCACATTTTATGTAAGGAGGATATTCTATGAAGAACTGTGTATTTAAACCAAGCGTTAATACCATTGAATGGCTCAAAGCAGCAGGCGTCAGAGCTGTAAAGACTATGGCTCAGACAGCTCTCGGAACTATCGGAGCCTCTGCTGTAATCTCAGCGGTGGACTGGCGTGTAGTCCTGTCCGCATCGGTCTTATCCGGCGTGGTCAGCATCTTAACATCTATTGCAGGAATCCCGGAGGTGAGCTCGAATGAAAATAATTGACGTTTCGCACCATAATGGCAACATTGACTGGCAGACAGTCAAGGGCAACGTAGACGGTGTAATCTTACACTGTGGCTATGGACAGGACTTGGAAAAGCAGGACGACCCACGATTCCGAGAATGGGCTACTGAGTGCACAATACTGGGCATTCCATTCGGAGTATACCTCTATTCATACGCCAAGAGCGTAGACAGAATAGAAGGAGAAGCAAAGCATACATTAAGGCTTATCAAGGGATATAATCTGTCGCTCCCTGTATTCTTCGATTCAGAGGAACCGGGAACCGAAAGCGTAGCTCAGGCATGTGCACTTAAGTATATGGAGATCATCAAGGCAGCAGGCTATGCAGTCGGTATCTATGCGAGTGAGTCTTGGTACAAGTCCTATATGTCGGGTATCAAAGACTGCCCACTGTGGATTGCTAAGTATGGCGTCAACGACGGACAGCCACACGTCAAGCCAAGCATCGACGGAATGTGGGGCTGGCAGTACACCAGCACCGGAACAGTACCAGGCATTAATCCAGGCGACCTCGATATCTCGGAATGCTACTCTAATGTTACATCAACACCTCAGAATGCGACACCAAGTCCGATACTGGTGACACCTTCTCCAACACCGGATGAGAGCTGGAAGGGTGACAAGTCAATCTATCTTGAGAATGACTATGTTGAGTCGTGGCAGCATGCCATGAATGTAGGCTTCGACTTAGAGGGAACTGACCGACTGTCCTGCGATCGCAAGTGGGGTAGAGAATCACAGGCCTTTGCAAGCGCACATAATCTATGGAGTGGACAGATTCATAACTGCCCTACAGCTATCAGGTGGTTAAGGACCATGCTGAGAGAAGTCTACGGATTCAACAAGCTTGACGATATCGGTGAGTGGACGGATTACCTTACTGAATGCGTTAAGGTATTCCAGAGGAATAGGGGCTTGACTGTTGATGGAATAGTAGGTAAGATTACAACATATTGGTTACTTAGTGGGCAAAAAAATTAAAATTTGCCCAAAATTTGCCCAAAAAAAACAATAAGCCTAGTAAATTCAAGGATTATAGGATGTGTCGTGTGGGTTCAAGTCCCACTGCCGGCACTATTTGCAAAACCCCGTAAATCCAAG